CCACCCAAGCATTTATTGATGTATTCCAAGGCGTGCCAATCCATGCACCATAGGAACTATTAGCATCAGCTTCACCCGCTGCAATTTCTTTGAATATCTGAACCGCAGCACCGCCACCGCTTACTGTGCTGGTTGCATTGGTTGCTGCCGTGATTGTGAATGTGTTAGCTGTTGGCGTGGTTACAACAACATGCTCTTTATTAATCGCAGCTGCTAATATTCCGCCTGTATCACTTGCGCCCGATAGCTTAATTTTATCACCAACCGCCAAGCCGTGCGTTGTGTATGTAACTGTAATTGTTGGCGTGGTATTAACAACCGCAAGCGGATTAGTGCCAAGTGTTGCAGTGGCAACTGTGACAAGGGGAGTGATGTTATAAAGTTGCCCTGCACGCCTTGCATATAACTTTGTGTGAGTGCCGATAATAGTCCATATTTTATTTGCACGCTCAAATGTTAGAATTGAACGAGGCTTGCCGCTTATAGATTTGTTCAATAATATACCAGTCCAACCGCCCATTTTTTCAATGCCACCACGAAAAAAACGTATGTTTTGCGCATCAATAATCCCAACCGTATTCTGGTTAGTTTCATCGCTATTAGGGTTTAGCGTTGGTGCAAATCGTATAGGGGCGGCTTTATATGACATGGCTACCCTATCGCTATGTAGATGTAAGTTCTGCTTGCACCAAGCGATATATCAAAACCATTGCTGGTTGTTCCCCCTCCTGCATCTCCCGTGACTTCAAAATTAGAGCTTTCTGGCTGTAAAAACTTATCATTTGAACCTGTCCAACCTCTTGTTGTATCAAGCATTGTCCAACCATCAGTTAAGTCTTTAGCTTTTGTCAACAACCATTTCGGTCTAAACCCACAATTCACTATAGCGTTATTACTTGCATCTGTTACAAAGCTATCACAAGCAATTTTTTTATTGGGGTTGTGTGCAAATAAATAAGCTATGTATGAGCCACTATTGGCATTTACGTCGGGGCGACTTCCTACAAATGGAATATTACCCCTAACCCCGAAATCTGTTGTTGTTGGGTTAGTAAAAAACAAAGAAAAAGTGTCGATTGGCGAGGTGCTGTTTAATCTAAGGCTATTATCAGCACTTCCTAAACTTCTATGATATACCCTCCAATCACCAGAGGCATCAGTTCGTTTTACAATAATGCAACCAACTTCAACTCCCAAGTTATGAGAGAGAATTAAAGGGTCGCTAGCTGTGCCTGTATAACTCACAACATCAAAGAACCCTGCAGCCTCTAAGAATGTCCATGCAACATAATTTGTGAGATTATTATTTACACTTGAATTATTGCCAATAGAAAATCCATTGCTATTAAAAACGGTTAAGCCTGATGCTGCAGGTATATTACCATTCGCATTATCTGAATTTAATGCTAATTGCGCCCCTCTTGCTGTATTGTATATAGAATGAGATTCTACTAAAGTTCTGCTTTTAATCCAAGTCAAACTCCCCGCAGCATTATTTTTACCCGTAACAATGCTTTGCGTGCTACCGTTACCAGTATATAACGTGGTTGCGAAGTTAGGGTTTGCGCCCGAACCAATAATACCACCGCCTCCCAAACTAACAAAACCACTCATGCAGTCCCCGCACCAGTTCTATCGCACCATATATTAATATAAAGCCAACCAACGCCAGAAACGCTGCTAGGCGTAATAGTTAAATCATCACCTATCGCCATGGTATTTGCAGCAGTTGCAGCCGTGGTTGCCTCTGTGCTTGTCACTGCCACCGCACTAAGGCTGGTAACATTTGTGCCGTTAATTTTAATTGCAACTGTGCATGTCCCCGCATCTGTTTTTGCGGTTAGGCTTTTTATAGTCAATGGAAATCGGGTATTCATTAACGGCAAATATGCAGTGCTATCCGTTGGCGATTGAATTGGCAATGATAATTGCAACCTACCGAACCCTTGCGCTAATATTTCTTTTACATCAAACTCGGTTTGAAACCAATCACCGCTTTCATTTGGCGTCAACACATTTTTATTGATATATGGAACATTAACAGTCATTACGGTATATATCTCCTTTTATTACTTTGCGGTGACGCTTGTGGGTTGCCATTTAGCATGTAATTTGCCATATTGTTAGCTAATCCAAGTTGCGTATTATAATGAAACATTGCAGATTTAAGCTGCTCACTATGGCGCACTAAATCATAACCAAATATTAAAGCAGAATATAAATACAAGCTAGGGTATTTTGTCAAAATAGAGTTAGTTTGATTACTGCTAGATAGAAAAGTAGGAAAACCCCAATATTCAAGTAACAAACTAACAGTGCTGTTTGCAATAGGGCGCACTAATAAATTACTGCCATTAATACTATAATCTAGTGGAATGTTATTAGTTATGCCATCATCATCACGCATCATATTTGCGGTGGTTTTGTTGCGCATAACAATATCACCATTGGATAACGAACGAATAGCAAGAAAGTTTGCAGGTAATGTTGCAGTTCCACTGCCAGAGACAACACTAATAGATGTTCGCAAAATCATTTCAGGAACTTTAAGCTGAAACATTAATTGCTGCTCACCGAAACGAATTAGCGTTGGAATATCAGCTGCTAAATTATCACGTCTTAGCCATGTTTCTAATTTATCCACCAATTCATTGTAGTTTGCAATCATAAAATCACTTATAAATTAAGGTAAAAACAATATTACTTGCTGCAACAGTATCACTAACCAGCCTAAAATATTGAAAGGCAAACATCTCAGTTACGTTAAAGGGAATATACGTGCTTGCGGTTGCTGCAATAGTCACTAAATCGCCTATATCATCAGGTTGACGCACTGGATAATAAGTCCCACCTGCTGAAGTTGCTGCTTCAAATGTCAAATTAGTGCCGTTCCATGTGCTAGGGACAATTAAGCCAATTAATTTATTACAAGTGGCTATATTACCAGTTTTTGTCTGCCCTGTTGCTATAGTTGCAGTTTCACTGCTTATTTGTGTGGCTTCTCTCATGTTAAACCCATTTTGTTTGATGGCTAATTACTTTCTCAGGGGCAGTTCTAAATGCAGCGTAATCATCGTTGGTTAATATAACGCCTTGCACATAATTTATTGCTTCCTCACTAAATGGCTCAACAATACCAGCGTCATTTAATATTTTAATCCAAATGTCCTCTGGTATTCTAGCGATAGTGAAAGTTTGATTTTTCATGGCGTGAATATCAAATGAATTTTTCAATTCAGCACATAACTTCATGTGCTTTTGCTCATTAGGGCGGTTGCGCAAAACTGCTGCAACAATCGTATCACCTTCTTGATAATACTCCCGAACCAAGCCACTTTCGCTAATCGTTTTGTCTATAAGCATAGATTATAGCCCCACACAACCAAATCTATAAGCAACAGACCCAGATTTAGCATTGCCATCTATATATTCAGCAATTACGACAGTTTCCAAGCCTGTTGCACCAGTAAAATCACTCCAACGCACATCAGTGTAAGCCATAATTGCATTATCAAATGCGCAATCATGAAATTTGCAGCCCTGCATTATTAAGCCACTTAAAATACCAGAATTTCTTGCCTGTTCATTTGCAAAATAAGTAAAATCAGCATTAGTAAAATTAGACCCTGAAAAATCAATATTAATAAATGTGTTCTGCCCCGAATTAGATGCGCCACTTAAAGCGTTTAATTGCTCAAACACATTTGCATTGCTAAAATCAGCCTTAAATGAACGCCATCTAGGCGGGTTAATTGTTGCGCTTAAAGCAGCGGTTTCAGAATATAAAGCACCTGCGTTTTTTAATCCTAAAACCATGCCATCATTATTTGCTTTGATTAAGTTTGATGTTTTTTTTGTCATATTAATATTTCCTTATGCAACAGATGTGCTGCGTTTTTGTGTGATAAAGATATAATCAGCGTATAATGTGCGAACCGCTGTTGTGCGAGCCATTATAGTAATAATTGGAGTTAATAAAGCCGTGGCAGTCACTGCATTTGCAACAGTGCGAACCAACGCATTATTAATCCAGAACTTAGCGTTACCAGATGTATCAATCTCAATTTCTAAAATTATAGTTGTGTTTGCAACTGGTGCAATTCCAGTGTTGAAAATTGCAGTATCCACATCAGCTTTCACGCCTTGACAATGAAAAAAATCATTTGTTTGCGCCGTATCAAACACAAAACACACTGCATCAGTTGCGTTACTGGTTATAGTAGTTCCTGATATGCTGAAAGGCTCTTCAAGTGTGGTGGTTGCTAATGTATCAGAAAAACCAACATTAACAGAAACGTTTGTGATTGCATCTAACACGATTGCCGTTTTCATGTAAATTGTGCCATACGAAGGATTGTAATTTAACCCTTTAGTTAATGATGATAAGCTTTCGGCAACAACTGTTGTGTCACCACAAGTCATTAACATATGCCCTTTAGCTCTAAATGCTCCTGTAGTTGCAACAGTTGGCGCAACCCCTTGTGCGTCAGTGCCTTTTGCACCGCTATAATAACCATGCAAGCTATCCCCTAAAAAATCATCATAATCTTGCGAATAATCCTGCGGGTCAGTAAAGCCACCGCTGCGTGATGTGATTTTGAAAAGCGAAGTTGCGCCATCTTTATAATCTATTGTGTTACTATTTGTTCTTTCAATTATTGACATAAAACCCTCTGTGAAAAAGGGGGGAGAAATCCCCCCATCATGATAATTAAGTTGTTAAATCTGCAATAACGATTTGTGCTTTTTCACGGCAAATCATCGTCAACTCAGCAATTAAGGTTTCACGTTCCGCATCATGCGTCATAGGCAAGGCTTTATATTTAATATCCTGCACTGTGCGCAATTCAATTTCAGACATATCCACAATCAACAATGTTCTTTGACGCACACGAGGATTACGCTTAACAATAAACGTATCGCCCATAGTTGATTGTATCATGTCAATATAATTATTGACTTTGTTTTTATCTTCTGTTTGACGTGACTGATTACCAGTGAAAGTTTTAGAAATCCTATCAACGACAGCAGAATTACCCATAATCATACGTCCATTTTTAATAGGATAGCCATTGTCATAAGCAAGTCTAAGCACATCGTTAAAAACAGTTGTTTCATCTAAAACACGTTGAGTTCCGTCTGTTGGTGCAGCAAATAATTTAGTTCCGCTATTCCAACCAGTTCCAGTACCGCCAGCACCACGAGAAGCATTAGTGCTAATAATACTTTCTAATCCAGCCATTAAACCACCAGTTCCCCCAGCAGATGCTTGAGATGCAGAATTACCAACCAAAGATTGCTCAATGGTTCGTTTCATGTTTTTAACTGCTTTCCCACGTATGCGCACTAACTCTTTGTCATACCCATAAGGCGCAACTTGCTGTGCCGAACGTGACACTGCATAAGTATCTTTATAAATCTGCGTATGATTGCCACGGCGTGAAGGTAATGTTTGCGCTTGTGCAGCACCAATTTCATCACCTTGTAAAATGGCAGTATTTGAAGGCACTGCATTCATACTATCTTCCAGCCATTCTTCATAAAGATTTCTTGCTGCAACTTTTTTTGCACTACCATAAACAGGGGTTTCTTCACGTTCAAATTGCTTTAACTTTTCAGTTACGCTTTCTTTGTTATTAACTCGGTCGTATGTTTCAATACTATTGGTTTCAGCAGCCATGTTTAATTCTCCATTATTGTTGTTGTAATTCCATCAATCTACCAATAGCATAATCATCACCATTAGCAGCATCTCGTTGTAAAGATTGGATTTCACTTTGTTTGTTGTTAGTTTTTGTTGCGCTAGGTTTTACGCTAACGATTTTGTCTTGAATGTTTTTAGCTACCTCAGGAGCTTTATTTTGCATTTCAAAATACTTTCCAGCAGCATAAGCAAGAAGTGCCTGTTTTGCGTCCACCTTCTTAGTCATTTGCGCCATGTCATCAGTTGAATAACCAACCTTAGATAATGCGTTATATGTCAACGTTTGAAACTCTTTTGCTTTTTCAGGATTTTTCAATTCAGGAATAGCATTAAATAGTTTTTCACGTTCAACAGATAATTGCTGCGCCGTTATTTGCTCATCTTGCCATTGTTTAGCTTTATACAGTGTGTCAATTTCTTGCTGTGTTGCATTAATGGTTTTTTCTAATTCCATCAAATCTAATCGGCGTGCGATTAACGTTTCATTATCGCCAATTTCATACGCTTCTTTAGCTTGATTTATTAGATTATTGCGATGTGCTTCTAATTGCGTTAGCGGGTTGAATTTTTCAATTAATGCCGTTGATTTATTTATAAAATCAGCCTCTTGCTGCATACGAGCTTGAGCTAATTCTTGCGTTTTTCTTGTGTAATCAGATTGCCTAAAATAACTTTGCTTTAATTCTTGCTCTGCTACTTTAACAACCCCCTCAGGAGTTTCAATCTCAATATAACGTTCTTCAACTTGTGGCGGCGCATCGGTAGTTTTTGCGACTTCGGAGTTCTGCTCAACAGATTGTTCCGTTTCATCTATATTAGCGTTATCCTCTTGATGCTCAGGCGGTTCGCTTGGTTCATTATTGCTTATTTCTTCGGGCTTGTCAACTGTTATTTCAGGCTCACTGCTAACCGCATCAACTGATTCAATCATTCCACCTAAATCTGTATCATCTAAAAACATATCATTCATAATTCACCTTCTTTTTTTAATTGGTTATTGATTGTGTTTAATTCATTAAACATAGCGTTTAACTTGCTATGCACCATATCAACTGCACGCAATTCATTAGATAATGATATTTTCAAAGCCTCATTATCACTAGATGTTTTTTTTATTTTACTGCAAATATCAGCCTCTATGGCATCAAACATTGTTTTAATTTCATGGCTTTCAAAAAACTTAATTGTTTTTTCTAATTTGGCTTTCCTATTAAGAAAATGCTTAATTTTCTCGTATTTCATTATCATTATTACTGCCCTCCTTTAAGAATTTTAGTGCTTCAATGTCAATTTTGGATTGCTCAAATTTAGCTTTATTACCTTCCTTTGCAAATTCAAGCTGCATTTTGTCGTTATGCTCTTGACGGCGTTGTTGCATATCCATTTGTTTAAGTGCTACATCAGACTGGTCTTTTTGCGCTTGACGCTGCTTATCCTCAGCTTGTAATTGTTGCGCTGCCTCTTGCGCCCCTGCCTGTCTGCCTTCCTCAAAAGCTTTCGCCTGCGCATCTTGAATTACTTTCTGTTGCGCATCATCTTTGTTGCCAGAGCCGAAATAAATACTTGAGTTACCTAAGCCAGTTAATGCAACTAATTGCTCATAGAAATTCAAGCGATTTTCAGGCGTAACATTGCCTTGCTGCATTTGCAAATCATTTAATTGCAATTCGTTAATTGTCATTAAACTTTGCATCTGCTGTTGTTTTGTTCCAGTTCCCAAACCAACCTTAACATTAACGTCCATTTCGCTATCCCAATAAGCAGGATTCATTGAAATTGGCTTTTCCGATTGAGTGATGCGTAACCAACGAGGCTCTGTTTGGTTTTTAATCAATAACTTTTGAATAACAACGCATAAATCCTTAACGCCAAGCGCAAATAATCTTATTTGCAATTCCTGCCTTTGTGCCGAAGCATTGCTTTGTATGGTTGCCTCAGTTGCGGTTTTATCATTAAGCACATCAGGGTCAATCGCTTGCATTTGTCTTGTAATTCCAGTTCTCTTTTCTCTCATGCGTTCCGCTATTTCCATGAGATTTATTAACTCAGCAGGGTTTGGCTTGACTTCATTAAGCAACCGCATGTTATTAATGTCATCAAATAAAACAACATCATTTTCATGTAAATTGCGCATTCCTTCAATAGCAAGCGCATTTTCATGACTATTTATTGCATATTTATTTTCCAAATTATAGGCGTTATCCATTATTACACGTAACAATGATGTTGTTATTTCCTGTATCGGCATAGCCATATCACCTAAACCCCTGCCAAAATATTCATGGGGCATAATGCAAGGTGTCCATGTAACAATCGGGCATATATCAACTTCCTCATTATATATAATAATTGATTGCCTATTTCTTATTCCACCAGCACGAATTATTTTGCGATATTCTGCATAACCGTCACCATCAAAATCAACATGACAAAATATGATTGTGCGCCAAACAATAGTGCTTGATTTATCATAAGGATTGATTGATGTTTCTTTGTCATTCCTATTGCCTTGCAAGTTCTGCCTTTGCTGAGTTTCACCATTATAATCGCTATCCTCATCACAAAACTTTAACAACTCTTCTATTTTTTTTTCTGAAACGCCCTCAGCTCGCAAATTACTAATTGTGGTTTTTTCCTGCCAACCAATAATCTTAGGAGTTTCTCCATATTTTGCCTCTTCATGCACCAGCATATTTTCAGGTGGAATATTGTTAATCTTAACCATTCCCATTGTTTTTGACTGCCTATATTGCACTTCAAAATTAGACTGCATTAATATCTCTGGTTGCAATTCCTGCTTTGGCTCAACAAAAGAATTGTCAGGCAACTGGACTGCAATCTTTAAGATTGCATTGTTTTCATCTTTTTGTAACTCCAATAGTTGTGCATAATTTAGTTTTTGCATTCTAATATTGGTGCATTTTTTTTCTACCCAATCAGCATAAAGAAAACCGTTTTTTTGTAATAATCCATCTTTTGCGAATTGATATAATATTTCAGTGCCGTTATTATCAACCATTAACACATGATTAACTAGCGTTGTCTGTTCTTTCGCCTCATCTAAATTATTATTTTCACCACGAGGCGTGAACTCAACCATTGCATCATTTGATATAAAAGGCGCAAGCAATGGAGGTAATGCAGCCTCTACAACATCGTGAACAGTGCTATCTTGCACCTTGGATTTACCCTCTTGCTCCCTACCATCAGGCTCATTGCGATAAAACTTTAATGCTTCTTTGCGTTGCGTCACAATCTCATTGCTATCATTATAGCCTATACAGTTTTCAATCTCAGCTTGTAAGAATAGGCTTAAATCTTGCTCGGTCATTTTTACTTGTTTATTCACACTCTTCTCCGAGGATTATAATTAGGATTTTTAACATAAGCAACTGGCGCAAAACTAGTTAGCATTTGCAAATCTTTAGGCAGGCTCATTATAGCATATCTAAACGCATCAGCTGCATGTTGTGCGCCATTTTTAGCAGGTTCATCGCTCCATACGCCATGTTTATCATTCCATTTGTATTGATAATTACGCAAATGTTTAACGCCCTGCATAACCATAGGATTGTTTTTATTAAATCGCACCTGTGCAAAATGCGTGCGCACAAATGCTATATCAGCGGTAACTGATGATGTCCTTGGTATCATACAAGTGTCTTTTAATCCAGCAGCAATTAATTGAGAGCGGTAATCTTTAATTGTGTCTGCTTTTTCGCTTTCAGCATCATGTGGCAAATAATGCTTGCCATAACGATATGGCTTACTAAGCACTAAATCAACGTAATGATTAGGTTCTGCTTTATTCATTTCATAATAATCTATGCAATCAATCCAACCACCATGCTTAATCTGATAAAACCATATTGCGGTGTCATCTGAACGCCCAATATCCCAAGCTGTAAAAACTGGTGACATTGCATGATGCGCTATGTCTAATATGCGTTGCTCTTTATCTAGCTCTATGAATTGTCTACCATAAACCGCACCTTCAACCGCTTGTTCAAAGGCTTCCTCGGGATAAGATGGATATTCACGCTTCATATCGTTTTGTAATTGCTTTTCAGTTGCAATATACCAGTATTTTTGTTGCTCAGTTAGATTTATTCCATGCTCAATGCGCAATTTCTCAAAATATAAACTTTGTTTATTGGATATACTTTCAGGTTCAGCTTGCGAATAACCATCGTGATTGTGCCAGTCATAAAAATGGAATTGATAATCTTTTGGATTAAGTGGCTTTAATTGCCTTTGATTACTCAATGCTTCCATGGTTATTTCATAAAAACGCCCTGATTGCCCTTCGGCGGTACTTTCAATGAATATTTGTCCATTTTCAGCAGCGGGCAAAGCACCTGTTATAATTTCTCGTGCCTTTTCAGGATATTTTGCGCATATTTTACCAAACTCAGATATATGCAGCATTTGAAACGTGCCAGAACGTCCACTAGTTCCAACGCTTATACTTGATGGGCTTTTGCCATCAGTATGACCGATAACAAATTCTTCAGTGTTGCGCTTAACCACAGGTAAAAATTCCTTTATTTCTTGTGGTAAATTATCATAAGCATAATGTATTTTGCCAAGCATTATTTTTTCGCTTTCTTTTAATCCATGCGTAATAATGCGAGCGTGTTTATTGCTATTACTTAATATTTCATCAAACATATCTAACACAATATCAGTAGTAAAACCAATTTGACGAGCTTTTAATATTATGTGCTTTTTATGTTTTTTTCTAGCATCAGCAAGTTGTGCTTGTTCATGATTTCGCTTAAAAAGCACTTTTTCACCATGTGTATTTACAATATAATACAAATGCGACATACGCCATTCTTTATCAGCTAATAATTGCAAAGCATCATCGTTGTGCATTAATATTCCCTATAATATCAGCTAATGATTGCTTAACATTTACATCAAGTTTTTTACTTGCTTCAAACCCGCACATCTCATTAATCGTTTTAAGTGATTGCACTGCACCTTGCGCATTAAATGTATAGGCAGGAACTAAATTACCATCATCATTTTTAACCAATAAATGATTTCCTTTATTATCAATGACAGGCTCAACCTGCATACATCGCATTGCAATAGATTTAAGGTTTTTCACCACCCATTCAGCTTCAACTTGCGCTGCTTCTGCTAATTGTTTTTTAGCTTCTGTTAAAGCTACCTCAATCTCAACTTTTCTCAAGTTTTTAGAACCTATTTCATAAGCGCTATCTTCACTATATCCAGCACGAATTGCCGCTTGAGTAGCGTTGCAATCTTTGAGATATTCTTGAATAAATCTTTGCTGCTTATCAGTTAAAGCCATACATCAATATTACTTAAATCCACACTATTTTGCAAGCATTATTTTTATCCACAGAGTTATCCACAAGAAATATAATAAATGCTACCTTTTCTGGTTGCCATTTTTGGTTTCCAATGATATATTGTTTTTAAGGCAGCAATGAAGCT